GGTCGCAATTTCTACTGCTCCATCAATAGTAGGAAGACAAAATGCTCAGGCAGTTGCCATTACTACACAAAGAGCTGGTGTTTGGTCAATAGATCATCTTTCTCTCACTCATGCTGGTATTGGATATACAGAAACACCAACAATTACCATAACAGGTGGTGGTGGTTCTGGTGCTGCTGCTACGTGTTCAATTTCGACTGTTAGCAAAGGTGTTGTTAACTTTACTATGACTAATAATGGAGTTGGTTATGCTAAGACACCAACTGTCACGGTTACTGGTATTGGTAGTGACGCATATCTTGGACCATCTTCTATAACTGTAGCAGAACCAGTATTAAGTGTTAATAACACAGTTAATTCTATAAGAATTAGAAGAGCTGGTATTGGATATACAATAGCACCAACCGTAACGATTTCTAATCCTGCAATTAGTACTGGAGTTGGAAACTTTGAGTTTAACGAATTGGTGGTTGGACAAACTTCTAAGGCACACGGAAGAGTCAAGGAATGGGATTATGATACTAAAATAATTAAAATTTCTAATGTTGGAATCGGTACTACAGTTCCATCAGGATTTATACCTGGTGAAATAGTTCAAGCAACAGAATCTACAGTATTCAATTCTGTTGCAACTCAATCAGGAAATGTTGGAGTTACTACAACTATTATTACTGGAATTAATACTGCGGGTATTGTAGTTGGTCAACAATTGAATAGTAAGTTTGTTGGTACTGGAAATACTATTCCTGTTATTGGTAGTGGTTCTACAGTTACTGCTGTTTATATTGGATATATTACTATTAATCCACCTAGTGTAAATACTTATACATGTAATAGTTGTTCATTAGGATTTGGAAATACTGTATTCTCCAATTATTCTGTTAAGTCATATGTTCAAGAAGATACATATAGTGCATATGATTCAAATGATGAAATCGAGTCTGCTGCTGATGACATTCTAGATTTCTCACAATCTAACCCCTTTGGTACTTACTAATGCTAGGAACATATTTTTATCACGAAATATTAAGAAGAACTGTTATATCATTTGGTACAGTTTTTAATGATATCCATATTCGCCATAAGAATGCTACTGGTGGTGATATTAGTGATATGAGAGTTCCATTGGCATATGGTCCAATGCAGAAGTTTTTAGCAAGAATAGAACAGCAGCCAGATTTAAATAAGGCAGTTCAGATTACATTACCAAGGATGTCATTTGAAACAACTGATATTTCATATGATCCTACAAGAAAAGCAAGTATAACTCAGACATTTAAGGCATCTGATGGAAGTAATCTTAGAAAAGTCTTTATGCCAGTCCCTTATAATGTTGGATTTGAGTTGAATATATTGACTAAGTTAAATGATGATGCTTTACAAATTGTTGAACAGATACTTCCATATTTTCAACCTTCATTTAATTTGACTGTTGATTTAATAGATTCAATTGGAGAGAAAAGAGATATCCCTGTTGTATTAGATAATATTGCCTTCCAAGATGATTATGAAGGAGATTTTTCTACTAGACGTGCTTTAATTTATACACTTAATTTTACTGCTAAGACTTATCTCTTCGGTCCTGTTGCTGATACTCCTGATGGACTTATTAAGAAAGTTCAGGTTGATTACTATAGTAGTATTGATAGAGAGACTGCAAGAAGGCAATTAAGGTATACTGCTACTCCAAAAGCACTTCAGGATTATAATGATGATAATACTACCGTATTGAAAGAAGATACAACTAAATCTAAGACTAGACTTGTTGTTGGTGATAGTGGTTCATTAGTAGTTGGTGGTAGAATTATTATAGATACTGAGATAATGAAGGTTAAGGAAATCCCTGATTCTCAGACTATTGTTGTTTATCGTGGATATGATAATACAGCAAAAGCACCTCATATTACAGGCGCATCTATTGATGCATTAACGGCAGCTGATAATGCATTGGTCGAACCAGATGACGACTTTGGATTCAATGGAGTTATTGAAGACTTTAATGATGGTGGCACCTGGAGTCCAACAAGACAAGAAGATTTAGTGTAAGAAGATGTCTAGTTATGATCCTATTGATAAAGCTCTGAATATTGAAACTAAGAGTAGTGAAGTTGTAGGGGTTGGTGTAGATAAAACCAGTCTTGCTGTTTCACCAAAAGCGGATGAGATTCAGAAAGATTATGAATACACTCGTGCCAATTTGTATTCGTTAGTTGAGAAAGGACAAGAAGCAATTAACGGTATTATGGAACTTGCTGGAGAAAGCGCAACTCCAAGAGCATATGAAGTCGCAGGACAACTTATTAAGTCTGTTGCTGATACTACAGATAAATTACTTGATTTACAAAAGAAAGTAAAGGAAGTTGATGAGGAGTCTGCTAAAAAATCTACTGCTAATGTAACAAACAATGCATTATTTGTTGGATCAACTTCGGAATTGTCTAAAATGATTAAAGAGGGGTTGTTGAATAATGACAAATAACGAAGATAGTGTTAAAATAGAAGATGCTAATGGAAATCTAGCATTTGAGGTTGTTGATGTGATAAAAACACCTAAACTATATTCGGACGTAAAGAGAGAACCATTATCTAATTGGAGAGATGACTTGGGGGAAGAATAAATGTCTGATCAGGTCTATCTTGGTAACCCCAATCTAAAAAAGGCAAATACTGCTCATGAGTTTACACAAGAGCAGATTATTGAATTTGTAAAATGTAAGGAAGATCCTGTATATTTTGCTAAGAATTATTTAAAGATTGTCTCTCTAGATCATGGATTAGTTCCATTTAGTCTTTATGACTTCCAAGAGAAGTTAATTGAGAGGTTCCACAAGAACAGATTTAATATCTGTAAAATGCCACGACAGACTGGTAAGTCTACAACATGTGTGGCATACTTATTACATTACGCGGTTTTTAATGATAATGTCAATATTGCGATTTTGGCGAACAAAGCGTCTACTGCTAGAGATTTATTGGGCAGACTCCAACTCGCGTATGAAAATTTACCTTCTTGGATGCAACAGGGTATCATATCTTGGAATAAGGGTTCCCTGGAGTTAGAAAATGGGAGTAAAATATCGTCAAACTCTACTTCTTCATCTGCTGTCCGAGGCGGATCCTATAATGTCATCTTTCTTGACGAGTTCGCGTTCATCCCGAATCACATTGCTGATGACTTCTTTGCCTCTGTTTATCCTACTATTACGTCTGGACAAAGTACTAAAGTAATTATTGTTTCTACCCCTAGAGGTATGAATCATTTTTACCGTATGTGGCATGATTCTGAACGTGGTAAGAATGAGTATATACCAACCGATGTACATTGGAGTGAAGTTCCTGGTAGAGATGAAGAGTGGAAAGAGCAAACAATTGCTAATACTTCTGAAGAACAATTTAAGATTGAGTTTGAGTGTGAATTCTTAGGATCTATTAATACATTAATTGCTCCTAGTAAATTGAGAAATCTAGTTTATGAAGAACCAAAAACAAGAAATGCTGGTCTTGATATTTACGAAGAACCAAAACCAGAACGTAATTATATAATTACAGTTGACGTTGCCAGAGGATTGGGTAATGATTATTCTGCTTTTATAGTTTTTGATATTACAGAATTTCCATATAGAACAGTAGCAAAATATAAAAACAATGAAATTAAACCTATGCTATTTCCAAATATCATAAATGATGTTGCGAAAGCATATAATGAATCATACTTATTAATAGAAGTAAATGATATTGGAGATCAAGTAGCAAGTATACTTCAGTATGATCTTGAATATGAAAATGTCTTAATGTGTTCTATGAGAGGACGTAACGGACAAATTGTTGGATCTGGTTTTAGTGGTAAGAAATCTCAACTTGGTGTTAGAACTACAGCAGCAGTTAAAAAATTAGGTTGTAGTAATTTAAAAACATTAGTAGAAGATGATAAGATACTTACACAGGATTATGATATTATTTCAGAATTAACTACTTTCTCTCAAAAACATAATTCATTTGAGGCAGAAGAAGGTTGTAATGATGATCTTGCAATGTGTCTTGTTATATTTGCTTGGTTAGTGGCACAGGATTACTTTAAGGAGATGACGGACAATGATGTTCGTAAAAGAATCTATGAAGAACAGAAGAATCAGATAGAACAAGATATGGCACCATTTGGATTTATTTCAGATGGATTGGATGAAATGACCTTTACTGATGATGAAGGAGATACGTGGAGTAAGAAGAATCCAATGGAGAGTACTGAGTGGCACGTTGATGAATATGGAGACCGATCTTATATGTGGGATTACATGTAGAATACATGAAAATGGTCATTTTAATAAATAATTTCAGAATAATCTGAGAACTCGGAGAGTAAAAAGATGCCACTAAATTTAGCATCTCCTGGGATTGTAGTTAGGGAAGTTGACTTAACTGTTGGTAGAGTAGACACAGCATCGGAAAAAGTAGGTGCTCTTGTTGGACCTTTTGCCAAAGGTGCG